CTGCAGTCGCTTTTAATGATATGGATTTTTTAAGAGACTACACGGATGCATACTTTGAATTTGTATTAGATAATGAAGGTGGTTATACTGAATTGGGTAAATCTGTTATAACAAAAGAAAATGGAAAAGATGAAGATACAGGCGACCAAATTACAATAGAACAATGGTTACTATCAGCGTTAATCAAACAACAAGAATATAACGAAAAAGGTATACCAAGAGGAAACGGATTTATATCTCAATCATTAACAAGAGCATTATCATTCCCACTTGGTTTTGAACATCAAATGTATAACGCACCTACTGATAAACTTTATGAAGAAATTTCAACACAACTATTTCATTTATGGGGTGCAAAAAAGTTTTTTGAACAAGCTACTGAAGAAAACAATCAAAAATTGTTTGAAGAGTGGGATAGATTAAAAAACAGTTTAATTAGCACAAATGATGAATTTATTAAATATCTTGGGAAAGATGAGTGGGTTGATGTTTTGGAAAAATTAAAAGAATACTGCAGAGAAATACCAAAAGCTACTAATTAAAATTATTTACATATTTATATTAGTAATCAAAGTTTAATTAATAATCAAAAAACGGACAAATTATGACTACATTCTTAATTATTTTAGGTGTACTACTTGTTGGAGCAGGTGTATACTATTATTTTTACAAGCAAGGAAAAATTAATGACAGAGATGGTGACTTTATTCCTGATGAGGTTGAAGACGCAGTTGAAGACGCTAAGGAAGTTGCTAAAGAAGTAAAAAGAAGAGCAAAACGAGTAAAAGAAGAACTCGGTGATGTTGCTGACGCAGTAAAAGAAGTCGGTA